AACTACACCTAAAAATGTATTTGATGATCCTGTGCAAGAGCCTGTTGTTCCTGACAAATATGAGTTCAACCTACAGGAAGGGCTGGAACTTTCGCCAGAATTGGAAGCTGATTTTACAGCGATTGCTAAAGATGCAAAGCTTACTCAGGAGCAGGCTACTAAGCTGATTGATTTGCATAGCAAAGTAGTTTTAGACGTTATGCATAAGCAGGAGGAAATTGTAGACGGTTGGACTGCTGAATGTCAAAAGCAGGGGCTTATTTCTCGTGAGAACATTGCTGCTGCTAAATTAGCTGTTAATACTTTTGGCGGTGGTGAGGCTATGCAGGTACTTGTAAATACAGGTGTGGCCAATCATCCGGCAATACAAAAAATGCTGCAAAACATTGGAGGCTTGCTTATGGAAGACCAACCGCCTGATGGGCAAGCGCCTAAATCTAAGGAACTGGGCGACGCCGAGTTGTTTTTCCCCGGCGGCGGGTTCAAATAAAAATATTAAGGAGTGGTAAATAATGCCAGATTTGACAGGTTTCGCAACCCTTCAAGACTTTGCGTCTCGTCAAGGGTTCGACAAAAAGTATCAAAGAATTATTGAACTGCAAAGCAAAACAAATAAGATTTTAAAAATTATGCCGTTCAAAATGTGTAACTCTAAGGACTATGAGGAAGCTACATTGCGTTATTCTCTGCCGGAAGTAGCGTGGAGAATGATTAACCGCGGGACTAAGCCGAGCAAGTCTAAAACTAAGCAAGTATCTTTTACTTGCGGCGAGATGGAAGCGCTGGCTGAAATCGACGAAAAACTTGCACGAAAGAACAATATGCAGGCTTCTTGGATGATGAGCGAGAATGCTGCCTTTCTTGAAGCAATGAACCAAGAAATGGCGACTACGCTTTTCTATGGCGATGAGAAGATCAATCCTGCAGGATTCACTGGTTTAGGCGCTTATTTTTACAGTAAGACCAATCAGGAAGATATTTGGGCAGACCAAATCATTGATTGCGGCGGCAAGGGTGATAACCTGACTTCTGTATGGTTTGTAGGCTTTGGAGAGCAGCAGGTATACGGCTTGTTCCCAGAAGGCGATACAGCAGGTTTTACGCATGAATATTTGGGTAAACAAAAAGTAACAAATGATAAAGGCGAGGTATTCTTTGCTCATACCAATAAATATAATTGGTCCATGGGCCTTGCGGTTAAAGATCCTCGTTATGTTGTGCGTTTGGCCAATGTTGATTTAAAAGATCCTGCTACTACTACAATCTTCGACAAATTGATCGAGGGTTATTATCAGATTGAAAATCCTGATAATGTCAATTTGCAGATCTTCTGCAATAAGCAGTTTGAGGCTTTTATGGCTAAGGCTGCACGTAATGACAAAAATACTATGCTGTCTATTGATACAGTTGAAGGAAAACCTGTTGTTAATTTCTGGGGCGTTCCGTTCCAGCGTTGCGCAGCTATTCTGAATACTGAATCTCAGCTTGTTTAAAAAGGAGGAATATAAAATGGCACGTATTGATGCTCAATTATTGCTGTCTGAGAATCAGGCCGTTACCGGCGCAAGCGCAAACAGCAATGTTATTGATTTAGGAAGTACAGGCGGGTTTATGCATCCGCTGTACTTTGACGTAAAACTGACCACACCAATGACTTCCGGCAAGATTACTAAGGTTAAAGTACAATCTTCTGCAACTGAGGGATTTGATAGTCCTGCTGATGAGGTTGAGGTAAGTGTACCTGATTCTTTGATTCAAACAAGGGCTTGTACTGTGGCACAATTCTTTTCTCCAATCAAATACGGTAATCGTTATATTAGATTGGTTTATACAGCTAGTGAGGCTGTGGACGGCAAGGTCTTTGCTTATATGACTGACGGCATTCAGGTAACTTTATAATGGCTACTTACAAAGTAAAGCGTAATTGTTTTACTTTGGGTCGTATGTATAGGCGTGATGATATTGTAATGCTTGCAGATAATATTAAGGTTCCTGAACATTTTGTGAAACTTAATAGACCAGCAGCAGTATCTTCCGGTAATGACGATCCGCGTTATCTCCAATATGAAGCAATGAACTTTAATGATTTAAAAGAATTGGCCAAAGAACAGGGAATAAAAACAAGTCAGAAATCCAGGGAAGCTATTATTAATGAATTAGTGGCACTGGCGCAAGATTAAATAAGCCGGGGGCATATGTCCCCGGCTTTCTTTATAACAGAGGTGAAATTATGGATAAGGTTGAGATTTGTAATATTGCACTTAATCATATAGGCGTAGCTACAATAGAACGGCTTGACGAAGCCAGCGAACCGGCACGAGTATGCCGTCGCTGCTATGACTATGTTAGACAGGCCGTGTTAAGGAAATTCCCCTGGACATTTGCTACAAGAAGTGTACAGTTAGCTGCTCTTCAAGATGTGCCTCCTAACTGGAAGTATGCATATCGTTACCCTGCTGATGCAGTATGCCTGAGAATGATGTATAACGAGCATTTTTGTGGTCTGCCGAGGGATAACCAATATAAAATCGTTTCGGATAAACAGGGAAAAGCTATTTATACTAATATCGGCAATGCCTGGATTGAATACACTGTAGATGTTACCGACGCAGATTTATATGATGCTCAATTTGTAGAAGCATTTGGATGGAAGCTCGCTGCAGAAATTGCTTATGCGTTGACTGGCAAATTGGATTTAACGCAGATGTGTATCCAGGCTTATAACGCTTATTTTGCAGAAGCCAGTTCTACTGACGCTGATGAAGAACATTTGCTGGATCCGCACATTGACAGATTAGCGGCAGCAAGATTTACGGGGGCATAATTATGGCACTCTATCAATTAAAATCAAGTTTTGCCGGCGGTGAATTGTCGCCGTCAATGTATGGACGTACAGACATTGCTAAATATGATAGCGGAGCTGCTACGTTAAGAAATTTCTTAGTTCTACGCTATGGCGGGGCTGCTAATAGACCCGGGTTTAAATTTATAGCGCAGACTTATAATAATAAAAAGGCTGTGCTAATACCATTTATGTATAGTACAGACCAAAATTATATTGTCGAAATTACAGCCGGCAGATGCCGGTTTTATAAAGATGGTGATATTGTTAGAGATGATAATGGATCACCATACAGTATAGAGAATTGCTTTGTTGACAAAGATTTAGAAGCTGCTGCAAAAATAAAATATACGCAGAGCGCTGACGTGCTTTTTATAGTTCATCCGGAACATGCGCCTATGACTCTTACAAGATATGGAGAGTTGGACTGGCGATTTGAAAGAATGGATATTACTGGTGGACCGTTTGATGCTTCGCAGTATAGTAGTTCAAGTGTAAGTATAAAAACACAACAATGGACAGTGCCTGGATCTTATGTGGTAAATATACCATCTGGAGCTGGAACCATAAATTTAGAAATTGCAGGAGCTGGTGGAGGTGGCGGAGGTGGTGGAGGTATATTTGCTTCTAAAACTGGAGCCAATGGCGGAAGAGGAGAACTTATTGTTACTACAATGAAAGTAAGCGGAGCCAGTTCGCTAAAGGTTAAGGTGGGCCAAGGAGGGGCAGGTGGATTGGTAGGGTTAAGTAACGATGATTCAAAAGACATATCTAGTGTATTTGGCGGAACTGGAGAATCTTCGAGTGTAGAGGATATTTTGGCAAGAGGCGGTACTGGTGGTGGATGTGCTTATTATTATTTAGATAGTGATGGTTATGGGCATCAAAGAAATGGAACTGCTGCAACCTCTTATGGAAATGGTGGATTAGGTGGAGCTGGTGCATCAAGAATGAATAATGGTTCAGCAGGAAATAGTGGATGGGTAAAAATTACTTATGGATTATCACTTGGAGATAATACGACAGTTAATGCATCAAGTACAGATGGAGATATAACCTTGACTGCTTCTAATGATATTTTTGCCGAAAGTGATGAAGGAAGTCTTTTTTCTCTAACTCATTTTTTAGAAACAGAGTACAAAAAAGGGACACCAAGTAGTACAGGCGGAAATCTGCAGGTTAGCGTATTACCTAAATCCAATGTCTATGTAGAAAGTTTTGGTTTTTGGGATGGTAATTTTAGTTTGGAAAGATATGATCCTGTTTCTTCGCAATGGGTAAATGTAAGAACGCAGAGCGGGAACAGAAGCCAGAATTATAGCTTGACTGAGGAGAACACGTCTGAAAGTATTGCCAGTTACAGAGTTACTTCTACTGAATTCAATACAGGCGTTTGGGATGGTGAAAATGAAAAGCAAAGAGGTTATATAACCATTCAAAGCATTGGCGGAGATTATACAGGTCATGTATTGATTACTGAATATGTCAGCCCTAAAGTAGTAAAAGGGATAGTAAAAAAACAGTTGGGTTCTACAGACGAAACCCGTGATTTTGCTTTTGCTGCTTGGAACGGGGAAAAGGGATATCCATCTGCAACGGGCTTTTATGAAGACCGGTTAGTATTTGCGGGAAGCAAAGGATTTCCTCAGACATTCTGGACAAGTAAAACAGGAGATTATTATAACTTTGGAACAAGCATTCCATCTGTCGATGATGACGGAATTACGGCTACTTTAAACGGTGGACAAATGAATGGTATTAAGGCGATTATAGCTTTTGGGGAAATGCTGCTGTTAACAGCTGGCGGAGAATTTAAAGTAAGCGGCGGAGGTAAAGCTCTTTCTGGAAGCAATGTTTTAAGTCAGCCACAGGAATACAGAGGAGTGTCAGATGTTAACCCTGTTACTATCGGCAGCAGGATTATTTATGTGCAGCACCAGGGCAATATCATACGTGACCTTGCTTATAGCTATGATGTCGATAAATATACAGGTGATGATTTAAATTTATTGGCTTCACACTTGTTTGAAGGGCATAAAATAATATCTATGACTTATCAGCAGATACCTAACAGTATTGTTTGGTGTGTACGTGATGATGGATTACTTTTAGGGCTTACGTACATTAAGGAACAGGATATCTACGCATGGCACCAACATACCACAGCAGGCGGGAAGTTTGTTAGTGTATGTAATATCGGAGGATCAACAGAAGATAAGTTATATGCAGTTATTGAACGTGGCGGTCAGTATTATGTGGAAATAATGGAAAGCCGTGATAAAAGCACTAATGTAGAGGATCAGTTCTTCGTCGATAGTGGAATAACTTATGAAGGAGAACCGACCGATGAAATATCTGGACTTGAGCATTTAGAAGGGTATACTGTGGCGATATTGGCTGATGGGAATGTGCTACCCCAACAAACAGTTGAAAATGGCAAGGTTGTTCTTGGTAACAAATACAAGAAAGTTCATGTGGGGCTGCCTATTGATGCAGAAATAAAAACTTTGCCTATAGATTTTACCGCTCAGGACGGTACATATCTAAGCCGTAAGAAGCGAATCGCTAGCTTTATCGCAATGCTTAAGGATAGCCGCGGCGGAGTATATGGGATGCGAGATGATGCTCTTGATGAGATTAAATGGAGAAGTAACGAAGCTTACGGGGAGCCAATAGCGTTAAAAACAGAAAAAGTGAAAATTATCGTTAAATCAGCAAGCTGGTCAGAAACACAGCAGGTAATAATTAAACAACCTGATCCTCTGCCTATGACAGTCTTGTCGCTGATACCAGAAATAGAAGGGTAAGATGTATTATGACGAAATACGAATTTGCAATACCGACAAGAGCAGATGCAGTCTACATAGCAGCAAATTTAAAAGATAATAACCGTAAAGAACTGTTTTGTGCTATTGGTGATAATGCTTTAGATGATATATTGGGTGGGATAGAGCACAGCGTCGAGGTCGGATGCCTTAGAATCGATGGAGTACCGGCTGCAGTATACGGAGTTAGAAAACCGTCTATTATGAGCGACGATGTGCGCGTATGGCTGCTTATGACGCGAGAAATGGATAATCATAGGGTATTTGTCGGACGGTATACTAAAAAGGCTGTAAAAGGGCTTTTGGAAAGATATAGCAGGCTGTATAACTGGGTCAACGTTGGAAATGATGAGATCATCCGCTGGCTTAAATGGCTCGGTGCAAAAATACATGAACCGGAACCATATGGTATTTACGGTCTGCCGCACCATTTTTTTGAATTTAGAAAGGATGATGAATAATGGGCGTAGCAGCAACAATAGGTGCCACTCTATTAGGTGGCTTTATTACTGGTAGAGCACAGCAGCAGCAATATAACGCTGCTGCCCAGCAAGCTGAGGTAAATGCACAGATAGCTGATCAAAACGCAGATAAGCTGCAGGCACAGGCTGAAGAGCAATCCAAGTCAAATACCATTAATGAGGAGAATAAACGCCGTCGTATGAACGCTATGCTTAGCCAGCAAAGAGCCAATATAGGTGCGTCTGGTATAGCAGCTTCCGGCAGTGCAGCCAGTGCTTTAGCTGACAGTGCATACAATATGGAGACGGAACTTGCTATTGAACGTTATAACTCAAGGCAAGGAGTGGAAAATATTTTTCAGCAATCTACTGACCTTGTTAATCAACGTGATATCTATAATCAAAATGCACGCAATTACCGGAAAGCCGGCAAGCGTGCATTTATGAACAGTATGCTTATGAGCGGGTTATCCCTTGCAGGTAATTTATACAGTCCTGAGAGTGCAGGAAAGCAAGGTGCTTCTTCTAGTGATTCAAGTCCCAGTGTAACTACAGGTGCTACATATCAATTCAACAGTAGTGGAACGGGATATAGACAAGGCAATTACAGTTATTTCCCGATGAAGAAGAAAACTTACTTTTAAAGTGAGTTAATGAAGAGAGCATAGTTAAGAAATTCGGACTGTGCTTGCATTAATTCGGACTGTATTATATAATAAACGAAAAGAGATAGCTTGATATTGGCGTGTCAGCTCTCTCCTGAAAAGTGTATACTTGAAGAAAAGGCCGACTACACCATTAGTTGGTCTTTTGTCTTATGTAAGTAAAATTACTTGCGATTAGACAAAATGATAGCAACGAGTGTACCAAAGGTTACCATCAAAGATAAGGCTTCGTATACAGTCATGCTATCACCTCCCTTGACAGGGAGAGAATCCGACTATCAAACTATCTCAGACAACATTATAACACACCTTTAAGCGCTTAACAATTTGTTAAAGCGCTTTTTCTATACCCAAAAGGAGGCTAGAATATGGCAATCGATATATTTCAAGTAGGCGCACAGTTAGGAGCACCGGCAAGTAAAGTATATAATGTACGTTATGATAACAGCGGGCAGCAGGCTGTTGCCAGGGAATCTGCTCAGACCGGTAGAATTATTCAGGCCGGTGTTGAACATATAAGAGAGCAGATCATAAGAACGGACGTTCTGCAGACCAATAATGAGTATGTTAAACGTACTAATGAACTTAGAATGCAGCTGATGCAGAAGAAAGAAAAAGGAGCGCTGGATATTGTCAGCGAATATGAAGCTGGCGAAAGCAAGATCCGCAGCGAGCTTATGGCTCAAAGCCCTCAAAGCGTTCGCTATGGCAAGGGCGCTATGCTCTTTGATTACAGTGCACAGCAAACTGATAATGCTAATCGCAGGGTTTTGGGGCAATACAGAGCGCAGCAGTTTGAAGCTTGGCAGAATACTACTTTTGCTAATTCTATAAATAGTTCTGTTCAAAAAGCTGTTTTATCTCCTAATGACCCTGCCGTTATAGCCGATGTACAAAAAGAAATTGATTACGCCATAAATTCCAGATACGGAACATATGGAAGAGAAAGACTTGATTTAGAGTATAGAAAATGGACTGGCGTATTGGGGCAGGCTTTGATAGACAGAAGTTATGCTAATGGTGATATAAATACTGCCGAAGCTTATGTTGAAAAATATGGGCCTTATATGGATCCGGGAGTAACGAGTGCCTATGCCAAAAATGTTTATGCTCGTAAACAAGAAGAACGACAATTTAAAATGGGACAGAGCCTTTATGCTACTTTTGGTGAAGATGAAAGCGCTGCACGTGATTATATCTTTGGCGATAATTTTTCTAATGCAATAGATACAAATGCAATTTTGAAAGCAGCCAATGGCGATATAGGTAAGAATTTTGGTGAAAATCAGTGTACTGTAAGCATTAATCGTTGGTTGAAAGCGGGAGGAGCTAAGGAAGGGAATACGTGGGCACCAACCAATATGGAAGATGCAAAGAAAAATGGAGTATTTTTTACTCAACGGAATCAGCTTAGAGATGGTGATATTGTTTATTGGGACTGGGAAGGTAATGATGACAGTGATCATGTTGGACTTTATGAAAAATCTACAGGCAAAGTTATTCAAGCTGGTTCGCACGGAACAGCAAAACTTGATTTAGATCATTACAAAGTATTGGGTTTTGCCCATCCTATAAGTGCTGCGCCTACATTAGAAGATCGACAGAAAGCTTGGAACACTTATATTCAAGAGGCAAATATCAATAAAGCTATTAAGGCTAACCAACAAAATATGATCATAAAAAATATAGAACAAAGATTATGGGACAATTTTAAAACAGGTATTATTGATTCGCAGGATATGCGAAATATGGTTTTTAGTGCTTCCGGTGGAGATGCAGAGATAGAAAGAACATTATTAAAATTCGGTGATGATTTAATAGGGATACAGACGAAAGCTGCTGCCGCTGTATCTAATAGCGGTATTTACAAAGAAATTAAAGATGCTATTACAAATAGTACTGTAACGCCAGCAGAAGCAGTATCTTTAATCAATCAAAACGCAACAGTCTTAGGCGAAGCTGATAGAAGCAGATTGCTTGCTTTTGCTAGAAATCAAGATCCGAGAAATAAGGATGTAGATAAACGTTTAGCAACTATAATTGATGAAACTATTGACGATAAGGTAGAACGCGGGGATTTGCAGGCTTTTCTAGATAATGCATTACAAGAGATTACTGACCCTGATGCAAGATTTGCAACGGGTAATGAAGTTCTAAAGAAAGCGTTTGAAAATCGTGCTATTTATAAAAGCTTCAACAGCAAGCAACTTGAATGGGGATCTCTAAAAAGTAGCCTTGCACCTAATCTTTCACCTTATATAGATATTTATCAAAAACGTAATGGCACTAATATCGATCTAGGAAATGCAAAAACATTTTTTGGAGCCATAAATCCCAATGATCTATATCAAGTTTCAGCATTGAAAAAAGTTACAGAAGAAAATCGACCAATGGATACTCAAGAGCTCAATAAACAAATTGCGGCTATGGCAGTTCGTGATGGTGTAGATGCAGCGCCACATTTGCTGGATATTCCGCAGCAGAGTGAAACAGTAGTACAGCAAAATGAAAGCACTCCATGGTTTAGCGATTGGGGAGCCAGTGAGCGTACTGGTTTAGCGGCAATGAGTTTTAGTGATACTCTGGAATCTATAAAACAGCGTCACTTAGCAGCATTAAGAGGAGAAATTAACGAGGAGTGATAATATGGCAAGGTCTATATTGTATGATGTAGCAGCAGCAGGAAAGTTTATACCAGACGACTTAAAGACTAAAGCGTTACAAGGGGCTAATGCAAATAATATATCGCTTCAAATGGCCGCTCGTAATCCCGATTATTATTTACCTAAAAACTTTGATTATGACTGGAATAAATATGAGAAGATAGCACCAAGAACAGCAGAGGCGTTAAAAGACCCGGTGCTTATGAGCATTGCCGGCACTAAAGCTGCAGAATTTTGGGGCGAACAAGAGAATAACTGGAAAAGCATTACAGCACTGAAAAATGGCTTTAAGAATGTTGCTCGCAGTGGTTATGGTGCAGTTGCACTCTTGGCTGATTTAGGAGCAGAGAAAAAAGATGTTGAACTGACCACGGAATCTAAAGTGTTTAGTGCAGATACGATAGGACGGCTTTTGTATGCTGTTGGCGGTGAAAAATTAAAAACAATTGGCACAGAAGCTAAACGCATTGGCGGCAGTGAGATATTTCAGCCAGAAGAAGTAAAGGCAGAAACTGCAGCAGGACAGTTTTATTACGATTTACTGCAGAATGCACCACAATTAGCGGCACAGGTCGGCGTAGCAATTAGCACTGGCGGTTGGAGTGCGGCGGCTTTTATGGGTAGCCAGATTGCAGGCGGTCAATATTTAGACCTTACCGAAGCTGGTGTATCTAATGACAGAGCCAGAGCTGCGGCATCGTTAAATGCTGTTGCGCAGTCTGCTCTTGAAAAAGTTGGTTTGGGCAAAGTTATGGGAGCAGGAGCAAGAGCTGCTAAAATAGCAACTATGGGTGGGAAGGCTAAAGAGGTTTTTAAAACTGCATTGACAGAAGGTATTACTGAATGGATTCAAGAATACCCGGATGCGGCTGCTGAAATATGGGCTAAAAATGAGAATCTTTCTACTCAGGAGCAAATACTTAAATTTTATCAGGAGTTTGGTGAGATTACTAAAAGAGGCGCTTATTCTGGTGCTATAGGAGCAGTATTCGGTGGGCTTGGCGGCTCTGTTAGTGTTGCTGTAGAGCGTAATGCTAACCGTGCGATTCAGGAACAGGCAGTGCGTACTGCAGAAGCAATGAAAAACAGTAAGGATGTAGATATTACTGCCAGTAAATTAGTGTTGAATCAAACCACGGAAGAAAAGGCTTATGTAGATGCTGAAACCCTTTTTACATACGCACAGGTGAATCCTAATCTGGACGTAAAAGATACTTTCGGGATAGAGGCTTCTGAATTGCAGGCAGCTGCCGTTCGCGGTGAGGATATTGAAATGCCAATGGGTACGTATTGCGCAGCAGAGGCCCAAAATCCTGGCTTTTTTCAGGCTGTAAGTAATAGCGTAGCATTTGAACAGGGCGGCTATACAGAAGAACGTGCAAGAAATAAAAAAGCTCTCCAAAGCGCTTATAAAAAGGCGTTGGAGAACGACGAGGAATTTAGAACTACAGTTGATACTTTTAGAAATGAATTGACCGAAGCGGGGCTAAATCAAAAAGAAACTGGTGATGTCCTGGCTATTTTAACAAGTCGTGCAATGATTGCTAATCCTGATGACCCTATGCAATATTTCAGAGATCACCCTGTAAGCTTCAAACGTGTAGTCAGCACTCCTGGCGGTCGGTATATGCAAACTAAAAGCGCTAGTGAAAGATTGTTGCAAGACGAAAAGAACTTTGTCGATAATATTGATAAGTTTATGTCCGGGCAATTAGTAGATAAAACCATTAGAGTAATGCAGACACCTCTTGCGTTAGAGGTTGCTGGTGCTAAAATATTGCCGGTGGATATTTCTGTTGAAAATCTTGATAAGGTTTTAAATGGAAAACATAAAGGTGATATGTCTGCAGATATAGTTAAACAGATACCTAGAGCCTTAACTGATCCGCTAATGATATTTGATACATATGATGGCAAGAATGGAGCCAAAAGAAAAATAGTTGCTCTAGATTTAAAGTCTAAGAATGGAGCAACTATTGTAGTACCTTTCGAGCTTGAAGTAGATAATAAAAGCAATAAGTATGTTATGAACGAAATTATAAGCGCATATGGCAAAACTGATAGCAAGACTGGTGAGCCACGTTATGAATGGTTTGCTAAACAAATTGAAAATGGAAAGTTAAGATACATTAACAAAGAAAAAACCGCTAAACTGATTGAAAACGAGAAGCCCGAATGGCTCATGCCGTTTTCAACAGATAGCGGTTTTATTAAGACTGCCAAGTGGTTGCAATCTCCTAGCAGCGATTCCGCTAGCAGAATAACCGACCTTAACAGTCTTCTTAATAATAGTATACCAGATGAAAATGCGCTACGCAAGAGACGTGAAGAAATGCAGGGATACTACCAGACCGCTTTTCACGGAAGCCCGCATAAATTTGAAAAGTTTGATTTGGGTGCTATTGGGACAGGAACAGGCATACAAGCCCATGGATGGGGCTTGTATTTTGCTTTCAGCAAAAATACCGCTAAGCGGTACAGGGATAGATTGAAGGGAAGTACCGACGAAGGCTCTTTAGTTGAGGCTGATATCCCTGAAAATGATGTATTACTTGATGAAGGAAAAGCTATTGAAAAACAACCGCCTAAAGTGCGTGCGATTATCGAAACTGAATTAGAAAGAATTGGCGGTAGCGCGTCTAATGGAAAAAGTTTTTATAAAGAAATAATATTTGAAATGCAAAGGATGGGAGCAGAAAACCCTGCCAGAGCAGCATCTGAACATTTAAATAAATTAGGCATAAAAGGCATTAAATATGTTGGAATGGTAGACGGAGAATCATATGTAATTTTTAATGATAAAGCAATAAAGATAATCAACAGTTACAATCAGAAAGTCAACAACGACAAAAAAGGCTCTATACATTGGGATGCAGAAGGTAAAGCAATTATTAACCTGTTTGAAGGTGCAGATATGAGTACGGTAATTCATGAAGCTGTCGGTCACTATTTCATTGAAAATCTTATGCGTGAGGGAGCACTTCCTAATGCTACAGAACAGATGAAAAAAGATCGTCAGACTATGCTTGATTATGCTGGTGTCAATAAAGACTGGGATAGCTTATCACAGGAAGAAAAAACAGCTGCGCATGAACGTTGGGCAGAAGCTGCCGAGACTTATATGATGGAAGGGAAGGCTCCGTCAAAAGAATTGCAGCCTGTCTTTAATAGGTTCAAAAAATGGCTGCTGGCTATTTATGATGCAGTCTTTTCAGATAGGCGTAACAAAAATGCTGTGCCTATCACTGATGAAGTAAGACAAGTGTTCGACCGTATGTTGGCAAGTGAAGATCAAATTGCAGAGATGGAACGTATTGACGGTTATTTTTCTGCGTTGCCAGATGTTGTATTAGATGCACTTTCTGAACCACGTAAGCAAATGTTACGCAATTTTGCTGCTAAAGCTCACGATAAGGCAGTGCAGATGTTAACAAAAGAAAGTCTTGTTAATTTCAACCAGGAGCGTAAAGACCGAATTCAAAAATATCGTGAAGATGTAGAGCCGCAGGTCAAAGAAGCGATTGCAAAACAGCCGTTATATATGGCTTCGGAGCAGATACTTGATATTGTATCTGATTTGAAAACAGCTAAAGGCGTAGCTAATAGATATTTAGAAGGCAATTTTGATGAAAGTAAAATGGCAACTTTTGATATGATTGCTGAAGCTAATGGTTTTACTTCTGGTGACGAGCTGGCAAAAACTATTATGTCTGAACCGTCTTTTACTGGTGCTGTTAATAGGCATATTGATGAAATGGTACAGGATGCTTTCCCTGATATTTATAAAGAGCGTGGGCTTGCTGAGGAGGCTGCGCGTGACGCTATGTATAATGACGAGAGCGGTCTTTTGATAAACACTGAAGCTCAGCTTATTGAGGATAAAGCGCAGGGCTTATTAAAAGGACAGCGTGATGCTGAAACTCTTAGAAAACTTGCTGTTGCACGCAGGCAAACAGCTAAAATCCAGGCGCAAATGGACCTGCAGAATAGAGTAAAATTAAAGGAGGCTTTGAATACCCAAAAGTATATTACTGCCGAAAGAAACGCTGCGGCTAAAGCTGCTGTGGCATTGGAAAATGATGATTATTCTGCTGCGGTCCGATATAAAAACGTCCAGGCGTTTAATCATGCTTGTGTAGTTGAAAGCGTAAGACTGCGTAATCAGTATGCTAAGTGGCAGAATTATTTCAGGAAGCAGGCTAAAGCTAAAAGGGAAACGTGGGGTAATGAAAGAAACTTTATTCAAGCAGCAGCAATTATGGAAAGGTTCGGTTATAAGCGTAAAGATTATTCTGATTTTGAAAAGACAGAAACTTTATCAGACTATCTGAATGATATGGATGATCTTTATGACAATGTTGCAGTTGCTGATTGGATAATGGATGAGGATGTTAGCATTACAAATCCTCGTGAACGTATGACGGCAAGTCAGCTTGAAGATGTAGTAAACGCGCTTAAAAATATCAAAGCGATCGCTAAACAGGAAATGAGTATCAATGCTTTACAGAAAGGTGCTACCTATGCTGAATTTAAAGCTGAAGCACAGGAAACACTTAATAAACTGAAAACTATCTGGAAACCGCAGGTTGGCGTTGCACAGCAGCCTACAGTAATGGAGAAGCTAAAAGCATCTTTGCGCAGTACGGACAATCTTTTTGAAATGATGGACGACTGGCAGTATGGATTTTTCAGCAAACATTTTGGCGCAGCTATTCGAGAAGCAGCCGATAATGAAACAAGAAAAGTTTTAGAATATGAGGAAAAAACAGCGCAGGCTTACAGGGAATGGCTGCCGGATAAAGCTGCAGAAAAGGCGGCCGATTATCAGGAAAAATATGATGAGCTAGGTACTTCTGTAGATAAGCACGTTTTAGTAAAAATGCTTATGAATTTAGGAAACGAGAGCAGTGCCAGAGTATTGTGCAGCACTAGACCGGTAGGCTTTGAAAGTTCTGCCTTGTGGGTAGATAGCGATATCGTACAGACTAAAATCAATTTACTTGACTTCTTAGGGCGTAATCTTACTGAAGCGGATATAAAATATGCACAGGCTAAGATAGATATTGCAGAGATGTACTGGTCTGAAATGGAAGCTTTTGAAACTCGTTGGACAGGTTTTAGTCCTAAGAAAGTAGAAGCGTCGCCTGTAGAGCTGACGTTATCAGACGGCAAGACTGTTGTTATGCGTGGCGGTTATTTCCCGCTGATGCGTGACGGTGATACTGGTTCTAAACACGCTGGGCAAGAAGTTATTTCTGATACTGACCCCAGACAAGGCCGCAATATTAGAACAATGAGCACCAGACGAGGCCATTTAAAAGAACGTGTTAAGGCTAAATATCCTGTTAATCTAAAACGTGGAGCAGAGTTTAATGTTGCTATGGATGCGATACATGATCTGTGCTTCCGTGAGGTTATGGGCGATTTCCGCAAAATTATGAACGATCAGGAAATGTATACTCTGATTAAAGAAAAATTAGGCCTGGCCGATTTCTCCGCCTTTAAAGAATATCTTGAACGTGCGGCAAATCCTCAAGGTACTAACAGCGGTTCTGTTGGTGAAAGCTGGATGGGCAGTGTTGCTAATTGGCTTAGGGCTCGTACTGTAAATGCTGCTATTATGCTTAACCTTAAAACTGCCGTTCAGAACTTGGGTAATCCCTTGCTTTATGGTAATGCTGTAGATGGTTTTGGATATAGTGATGTCGTTGCCGCTGTGAGCAATTACAGTATGAATATGCAGCTTGCAGAGGGCTATAAATCGGCTAAGGAATTTGTTTACAGTAAATCCCCTTGGATGAAAGAAAGGTCTGTGCTTCCTGATATTTCCCTGCGGGATATGAAAGAAATGGAAAGCCTGAATCCTATAGAAAAGAAAGCTGTTGAATTTGGCACAAGATTGCTGGTTGCTACTGATAATCTTTCTGCTATTCCAGTATGGATGCAGGCGTATGGCAAGAAAATCAGGGCTGGTGCAGGCGAAGCAGAAGCTGTGGACTTTGCCAATACGGTTATTAGACGTACACTTGGCAGCAGCAGAGTTACGGAGGTTTCACCGCTTTTGCGTGGCGGACCTATGCTTAAACTGTTTACTACCTTCCAAGGCTTCTTCAATACACAATATAATCAGTGGGCCAGAGAGTATAATATCTTCTTAAAAGAAAAAGACATAATGCGTCTTACTTCGTTTGTGGGAGCTAAGTTTGTAATGTTTGCTTTTATAAACTTGATGTTGTCGGCCGAAGATCCATTTGAAGAAGATAAGGATGAATATCAAAAGATATCAAAAGAACTGCTTACTTACCCTATGAGTTTAGCCGGACCGGTTGGACAGGTTGGTAATGCTATCTGGAGCAGGGCTTTAGGCATGCAGACTTACGGGTATAGAATGACTGCAGTACAAGGCACGATAGAGCAAATGGAACGTGCTGCCGGTAAGGTGCAAAAGGTTTACCAGGGCAAAGCAGATTATGACGAATTGGTTGAGCCTACTGCAACATTTGTTGGAACAGCATTAGGCGTGCCTGCACAATTAAACAAATTATTCTTTAACGGATATGATATCTTGTTCAATGATATGGCGCCGGAAGTTGGCGACATCTTTAGACGTCGACCGAAAAAAGAACGCTAAAATAAAAACACCCCCTCAAATTTGAGGGGGTTATATTTTCGCTTCTTTGTCATTAGAAGCTTCAAAATATTTAAAATCATCATCTAAAAAGGCTTTGTATAAATTTCTATCCCAAGATTCAACTAATAGGTCAAATGGCGAACTGCCAAAGTTTTTTGTTATTACTGGTGGTCTTGAGATAAACATAATTGAAAAATGAGTATTATTTATATCCAAAGAAAAAGTTTTAAGGAATTGGTTTGAGGTATTTTGACCTTTTCCATATATTTTGCTGATTTCTTTTTTTATTTTTTCAAATTTTTCTAATCCATCTTTTTCGTCTTTTACATCCAATCTGGCTGTTATCTTATACAATTTATTATCCAAAAAAGAGAGCTCTAATAAAGGCGCATCGTATATCAACGGTATATTATAATAAGAATTTGCATTTGTTTGAAACAAATAACTTTTATGTTTTGGAGATTTTATAAGACTGTTGGGATATTCATCATAATATATTAGGGTGGGTAAAGTTTTAATTTTTTCTAATGAATCACCAAAATTTAAGCTTTCAAACTTAGATGTGCTATATGGATCAACAACAAGAGTCGAGGGAGTGTGTATATTACTTTGAGGTATAGTATTATTTTGTTTTTTTTCAGTGGTGCATCCAAAGATAAATATGGATAAAAATATTATAAATAAAGTAATAATTCTTTTCATAATATTCCTTCTTACGTTTTTCACAATTATATCACATTTATGAACAAAAATAAAACAGCCCGTAGGCTGTTTTAAAGTTAAGGTTTATTAAGGTATTCTTCTATGAATTTATTCAAGTCATTATCTTGATTGTCTACTATTATATACAAATCATCAATAATAGAATGTTTTTTTGAATCTGTAATGAATTTAAACTGACCTGAAATAAAAGCAAAAAGTCCAATTACGACTTCACTGTCTCTGAAAAATTTGAAAAGCAAATAACCATTCTGTGAAATAGGATCAATTGCTGTGAAATATGATTCCTGTTCTAAAAAATCATAATCATTGAATTGAGGGAAAGAGCTCAAAATAAAATCATCTATAATAGGATGAGTGGAATTAAAATATCTGTCTTTGTCTAAATCAATTTGATTGCCGTTATCATCCAAGCATAAAATTGAACCTTTTAAGTCCTCTGGAATCGTTTTTATGAATGGAACACGTTTGACTTTAGGAAAGATATCCCAGTGAAGCAAAGAATTCTGTGTATCGTATATTAGTTTTTCTACTAATTTATAGACTTTAGAGTCAGACTTTGATTGAGTATCTAAAAGCAGATAATCTAAAGTTACATTAAATAATTCTACAAGTTTTTTTAATAATTCTGGATCGCTAGGAATACTTTTTCCCGTTTCGTAGTAACTAACAATTCTCGAGGATACTCCTAACTTTGTGGCTAAATCTTTTTGGGTCATACCCTTGGCTTCACGGAGTTTCTTTAGATTTTCACTGAAAGACATATTAATCACCACCTAAAGCCATTATAACAATAAGAACCATAAGACACAATATTTTTCTCAAAAACCATTAAGACGTATATTGACATAACTAACGTATTACGTTAAAATTAAAGGCAACAAACGAGAAAGGAGCGTTAGAGATGAGGCCAACAATTGATTTTAAAGGTGATCTTGGAGCAGTACTTAGATACCACTGTACAAAAGTGGGCATTAGTATTGCTGGCTATGTCAAGGGGTTAGTGTATGATGATTTGTTAAAGAAGTATCCTAACTTACTTGATGAAACAAAAAAAGAAACTGTCACACACTAACCGACCAAAGTTACCGTGACAGTTTCAAAGCAGAAAGGCGTACGGAAAACGTACTATTTCTTAAAATAGTATAGCATTTTTACGTATGCCTTTCAAGATATTTATTTTGGGAGGCATATTTTTATGAAAAACGAACTGAAGATTTTTGAAAATGAAGCTTTTGGTAAAGTTAGAGTAATTGAAAAAAATAATGAACCGTGGTTTGTAGGTAAAGATGTTGCAGAGGCGCTGGGGTATAGCCAACCAGCTAAAGCAATTAGGGAACATGTAAAGGATACTCATAAAGGGGTGTCTGAAATGGACACCCCCGGAGGCAGGCAGCAAATAATAATTATCGACGAAGCTGGATTATACTCATTAGTCCTTCGTTCAAAATTGCCAGCTGCTGAAGCTTTTCAGGAGTGGGTAGTTGCTGAGGTAATTCCTTCTATTCGTAAAACTGGATCGTATTCTGTAAATCAGGATATGAAGGCCAAAGAAGTAGAAGCTCGATTAAATAACAGTCGTGCAAGAGTTGCATCGACATTCCTTAAAGTTGCTCAAATGACTGATCTGCTAGAATATAAGCATATCTGCCAGCAGAAAGCAGCAGAGGTTTTGAGCGGCGTACCATTACTACCAATGCAGTCTATAAACGAAAATACTTTATCTGCTGATGAGGTCGGCAGAGAACTTGGAATCAGTGGTAATATGGTTGGCAGGATTGCGAACCAGCATAATTTAAAAACTGCTGAATATGGTAAATATTTTTATGACAAATCACGTCATTGTCAAAAACAGGTAGAAACATTTAGAAACTATAGGAAGGTAATTCCAGTAATACAAAGTATTATTGATAATAAAAAAGTAGGAGCGTAATATAAAATAAGAAACACCCGCCGCACCTTGGAAAGTATAGCGAGTGTTTCAACCACCAGCCGAAGCTGATAACAATAGTATAGCAGTTTTCGGCTGGTATATCAAGGAGGATATACCATGAACGGAAACAGGTCGTCGTGTCCTGACGATAAAGCAGAAGCTGTCGCCAGATTTATACACGCAGTAAAAAATATGACTAAGAATGAGTTTGAATTAAAGTATATAAATGAAAGCGGTGATCCAAAAGTGGATGATTCGTCGAATGATGTAAAAAAATATATTGAGGATTGGGCTTCGTATGATGATTGTATAAATGATTTTATTAGTGCTATAGAATCTTTGTGCGGTAATAATGCAGCTGTTACAGCACTTGTATGTTCAGTAATGACTTATTCTAAAAAGCAAGGACAATTAGAAGCAAAACTGGAAAAGCTTGGCATATCAGCAGATAATATCTTGGAAACTTATTGTAAATTATTTGAGAAATAAATTTTAAAAAGTTTCCGACAAAATGCCATTTAACAAGAGTTAAAATAGTAATGTAAGGTTATTGGATATGAGAGCAGAGGCGATGTAAAAAAATTAAAAATGTATCCGACAAAACCACTATAAAAATGAGTTAAAATAGTATCATAAAGTTAGTTAGAACTTAATAGAAAGCGCTTACTTCGGTAGGCGCTTTTTTATTTGGAAGGAGTGAAATTATGGATAAAGAGGCTATCATACAAGACCAAATAAATTTACTGTTGGAGGAGCAGAAGAAGACTGAATCTTTGGACGAGAAGTTAAAGATAGCATCAACCATAGCCAGTATGCTAAATGCCACTGTGGTTAAAGATGCTCCGGCCGCAGTAAAGGTTTAAGGGTGGTGAGAATATGACGGTACAGAATACGACAGTTAAAGATATTTATGTTGGTAATGGAGCGACAACGAAATTCCCAATAACATTTCAGATGACGGATCATCCTGAATATATAAAAGTATATATTAAAGGTGATGATAGCGTTGCCGTAGAAACGGAGAATTTTTCTGTTGATCTTGGAGATAAAACAGTTACTTATCCAGCTAATGGCGATCCGCTGCCTGATGGTCATAAAATAACTATTTATCGTGAGCTACCATTGTATCAGCTAATGAACCTGGTTAATCAAGGTCCGTTTTTTGCAGAGAATATTGAATTGTCTTTTGACGATCTAACTTTTATATGTCAGCAATTAAATGAAAAATTGAATAGGACATTATCTGCTGGTATTGATGTAAGTAATTTTAATAATACTTTTCCGGTAAAGGCTGGAATGAGTTTTAGAATCAATGATGCTGGTGATGGGCTTGTGCTGACGGAGGACCCGGCGAGGGTGTTACCTTTAGCTAAAGATGTATTAGAGCAAACGAAACAGGTCAAAGAGAGCGCCGTTAACGAAACAACAAATATTAAAAATACTGCAATCGAAGAGCTGACCGCTATAAAAGATGCTGCAGTAAATGAGACTACGGAAATAAAGGACGAAGCTGTTGCTGCTAAAAATACCGCTGTTGGAGCTGCGGCTACTGCGGCAGAAGATGCTGTTAATAACGTTCAAACGTTACTTGATGAAAAAGTGGCTGCCGCAGAAAACGCAAAAAGTGCAGCTGTTTCTTCTGCTGAATCTGCATTAGAATCTAAAACGTTAGCTGCAGCATCAGCAAATTCAGCAGCATCTTCAGCAACTACAGCTACAAGGCAGGCAGACAGAGCGCAGGATATTGCTGACAGCTTAGAAGGTTTAGCTGGCATTACTGGTATAGCAACAACAGATGAAGCTATCGCTGGTGTAGTTGATAACAAAGCAATGACGCCGTTAAAGACGAAAGAAGCTATAGAGCAAGGTACTAATGTTTTTACAGCTTTAAATGCTTTCAGAGCAAACATTGTAGTATCAAACGGCACAGCGGCAGGCAGTCAAGGACAAATTGTTTTAGGCGTAAAACCCCGTACAGCAACAGTGCAAGCGAATATCATATCTAGCACAACAGGGGCGTTAAACTATAATGCAACAGAAACCACTGGTCATTACTTCAAAATTGGTAACAATATTGCGACTACATCAATAACTAGTAATGAAAGTGAAACAGCAATCTTTTCACATAATGCCTTTGAATTTGCGCGAATAACAAATGTCGGTGTTGCGAAGTGGTTAGGTAATGCAAATACCGCTACGAAACTAGAAACCGCCCGCACAATAAACGGCGTAGCATTTGACGGTACGAAAGACATAACCATATACAATACAGAAGGACACTTGGTGTTCCCAAATGGTGCTGAATTTTGGATAGGGTGATATTATGGCAGAATTAGCAAAGAAATTACATTTTAAAAAAAATGGTGTAGAGCAAACGGCGAAAGCCTACTCTACTACTGCCGAAGTTGGGGAACATTGGGTAAATGCTAAGATAGACGGCGTTCCTGCGTATGTTCCTATCAGAGATATAAATGACGGCAGAGCAACAAGCGGCAGGGTAAAGGGGAGTGGTGGCGATAAATTCGCTATTTTAAACAGCGGCAAGCCACCATATGCAGAAATGTCTTGGACTACTCCAGGCGCTTATACTTTTACAGTTCCCGCAGGAGTTACAAGAATTAGAGTTGCAGTTTGCGGTGGCGGTGGGAGTGGTTCTTTATCGGTTGCAAGTTCTAGCAGTAGTAGTAACGCTTTGAATGGTAATAGTGGTGGAGATTCATCTGCGTTTGGCATAACTGCTACTGGTGGTGGTGGTGCGAAGGGGTACAAAGTCAACAATGTAAGCCCCCCACAAAGCTATGTAGGCGCAGCAGGTGCTCCGAATGGTTATGCAGGTAACTACGATACATGTAAACTTTTTTCGCAGAATAAAGGTACTGCTGGTTTTGATATTTCATTTACTAAAACATCTGGTTCTTACGGGAAAGGGGGCGCAGGGCATCAAACAGTAGTAGGGTACTATTGGTGTGGGGGTGGCAGTGGTGGTTACAACTCCGACTACGCTAACGTTACACCTTTACAAACCTATCAAATTATAGTTGGTGCCGCAGGTGCTAATTACGGTGATTCTACACACGAATATCCTACAAGTGGTTTTGTATTTATAGCTTTTGGAGGTGACATTTAATGACCAAAAATCGTTTTGCACAGCCATTGTATGGCAAAATAATTTACATTTATGAAACTAATTTAACTATGGAGCAGTTACCTACTATTTTCGACCCTTCTACATTTTGGATTGATGTTACAGGCTTAGACTGCGAGGTAGGTTATTTAGTTAGCTTTAAAGAGGGCGAAGGGCTGGTATTAACGGCACCGCCTAACAAGGAATACACTTTCGACGAATTAAAAGCCCAAAAGCTGGAGCTTGTGGATGCATGGACAGAAGGAAAAATAACCGGCGACTTTACGTCTGAATGTAGTGGTGAGCTCGTCCGTTACAACAGCGACAAGGATACACAGCTTACAATGCAGGGTATAGCCTTGAACGTAAATACTGATCGCTTTGCTGTAGAATATCCTACAGGCTGCCCTGTACGTGGTTACGCAGACGGAAGCACTGACAAAACAATCTTCTATCTTACTCCGGAACAGGTGCTTGAATGGTGCGCTGATCTCTCTACCCATATAGGTACTTGTAAGCAAGCAGGATGGAGTAAACAGGCTGAAGTAAATGCAGCCCAAAGCAAAGAGGAATTGGATGCGATTATTTTAGATTAGGCGGTGCAAAGATGGTAGAAACAGTAATGGCCGCAATAACAATTTTTAGTTTTTTATTTGGTATCGCTGGCTTTGTGTTTAAGATATGGATAATTTCTCCGTTGTCAACGGCAATAGAAAATCTGCAGAAAACTGTTGATGCTTTGTTAAATACAATAAAAGACGAGCAGATCAAAGCTACAAATATGCAGATTGAGATTGCAAAAGTAGATCAGAGGGCAAGATCTGCACATAACAGGATTGATGAAGTTGGTGAACGGTTACTGCTGGTCGAAAACAAATGTAATAACTGTGCATGTAAGGATAAGTGATATTCATGTTTGAGAAAATAAAAAACTTAATAGTCAGTGCTAGAAATAAAGTAGCCTCAATGTCGCCAAAAATAATGGCGGTCATTGTAGGCTATTTTATTGCAGTCGTTTTGCTGATCTTTACTTATTATGCAGCTTGGCTTTATATGTGGTTGTGGTTGGATAAGATTGTTATGTCTGACCTGCTGGCGTTGATACGTGAGATTACAGGCCCGGCTATGGTCGCATTTGTGACCTTTATCGCTACAAGTTTGGTAGATAAAGATGGGGACGGAGTGCCTGACAATTTAGAAAAGGAGATTGAGAATAATGGTGACAAAAAGAATCACTTTAGATGAGCTGCGGCAGTTAGCAGCAAGGGCTAGAGGTAATATTGATAAGATCTATCTACACTGGTCAGCTGGTAATTATCACCAGTTTTTTAGTGACTATCACCTAAACATTGACAGCGACGGCGCCATTATGGCGACCACAGATGATTTAACTGAACATAAGGACCATACATGGCGGCGCAATTCTAGAGCTATTGGGATTGCTTTAGCTTGTTGCGTAGATGCTGTAGCTTATGCTGATGGTCGTGTCGATTTTGGAAATGTACCACCGACAGAACTGCAGATAGATAGTATGGCGAAAGTTGTAGCTGTATTGTGTGAAGAACTTGGATTGGACATTAATGCCGATACCGTAATGACGCATGCAGAAGCAGCAGACTTAGATGACTATGGACCGGCAACGACCTTTGAGCGTTGGGATTTATGGAAATTACCAGATATACCAGGCGACGGCGTGCTAAAACCAGGCGGTGATGTTATTCGTGGCAAGGTTATCTGGTGGCAGCAAAACTGGTAAAAGTAGTTGTTGTAGAAAATGCAATACCTTTAATTTGAAGGTAGTTTTAAAGGTATATAGGCAATATGTTTATTGAATAAAGGTTTAAATAGAAATGCGCTATTTTGAGTATTTTATTCGATAAAATATTCGCGCAAAACGTGCAAAAATATTCGATTGAAAGGAGGCGAATGGTAATGAGAAAAGTAATGACTTTTTTGAAAGAGGCGGCAATTGTAGTAAAAGAGCAGCCGGGGGTATGCTTTGCGATCCTGGTGCTGGGCTTTGCTTTGGGAGCTATGCATAGCTGGTTCGGTCTGTAATCTCGAAATAACTTTGCTCATACTTAGCTTGTGCGCCGAGAAAAAACTGTTGCAAAAGAAATAAGTAAGGCGACGGTCTAAAACGGCGCACGTGGCTAATATGGCTGTAAAAACAGGAAAATAATATACATGGAGTGAAAATCGTGTATGAAAAAATATATAATCAGCGGTATTGGATTATTGTGGTCATTATTATTGCTTGTATCGCTGCCTGTTGTATGTTCTGCGGAGGAACTTCCGGAGACGATAACGATGCCTCGGGAACAGTTCAACGAATTACAGACGATAATAAACAGACAGGAGAATCTATTGACCGAGCTGTCGAACATGTCGGCAGTGCAGGAGATGAACTCGAGCGAGCTGAAGAAGCTAATCGAAGAGCAGCGTTTATCCTATCAGAAAATCAAAAGCGAGCTAACGAGTGCGCAGGAATCATTATTGAACTCCAAAAAAACAATAGCAGAGCAAAACAAATCCTTGCAGACGTTGAGCGAGCAAATAAAGAAGCAGAAGGACGTTAACCGGCGCAGAGAGCGACAGAAAGCATTTTGGGGCGGTGTGGTCGGTTTGTTTGTTGGTGCTACCCTTAAATAGTAAAAGCCTACCATTAATTTGGTAGGCTTTTTTAATTCATATAAAGATTGAAAAGTGGTCGCACTTTTGGTCGCACTTTACCGCTTTTTGATGCGATTTAGCGACTGTTTACTAAGCATTGGAAGATTTGAAAAGATAAAATAAAAAACCATCAAAGCCCTTAAAAAGTAGGCTTTGACGGTACTTTTTAATTGGTACGCCCGAGTGGAATCGAACCACCGCACACGGCTCCGGAGGCCGATGCTCTATCCACTGAGCTACGGGCGCATAGTGTTTGGTGCACAATGCACCATAGCGAATTATAGCATAACGGCAAGCTTCTTGCAAGTTTTATACTGGGTTGATGAAATAAAAAATATAATAAAGAAGCAGGAAGTGCAGTAAAATAAATATTAAATTTTTTCTAAGGGATTTACTTAGTTCTGCGTTTTATATATAATCAAATCATTAGATAATATTGGCGGAGGAAAGCTTT